CCCCCCCCCAAAAGTTACGGAGAAAAAACAGACGAAAAAACACCGCGGGTAGGCTCATTAAAAATAGCCGCCGCAACACGTGCATCTTCCGCTTTACCCACGGTCTTCTTTTCCACAACATCCCGTTCATCATATGGACGGCGTATCCGTTGCGGGAAATCTGAGCGCTTAGCACCCGATGCGTTGCCGCGCTGTACATTGCCTGTAGCTAAAAGCTCAACGATAGTAACCAATTCGTCATAACCAGGAACGCCCCAAATCCAGGTCTTAGGGTTCATGGCGCGCTGGATAGGCCCCCAAGGCGGCGCACACGTGAGAACCGAAATGACTTCATCCCACGTGTGCGTCTCACCGATGTTATGCCACTGGATACCCGCCGGGGTTAGCTCTGCTATAACCGCTTCCGGGTGCGAGTTATACAGCTCAACCGTGGCTATGATTTTGGGAGGGTAGCCACCTGTCCGTCACTCCAAGAGTCAATAAATTCACGCGTTTCTTCACCATCCAAAGAGGCGAACGCGTCAATCTCTTCTTCAGATACCCCCGCGTTACGAAGCCATTCGTAGAACTCAGTGAACTTACCTGAATCTAGCGACAGTGCTAGTTTCTGACTCATGTGCTTCACAGCAGGGAAAGTAAATTCCTCTTCGTAAATCGGGGTCATGAAAGTCACCATCTCGTAACGTTTCTGCGATTTACGGGTAAAAGTCTTCTTTGCTTTGGCTTTCTGTGCCATTGTTCGGCTCCTTATCTTCGTTATGGTTATCGGCTCTAAAGGGGAATACCCGCCCCGGCGTGAGAGCCGAAACGCGCCGGGGCGGTATTGAGCTAGACGCTATTAAACGCCTAGAGCCTGTTTAGTTTCTGCCAGCTTCTCAGGAAGCACAGTATCCTGGTACTCATAAGCGTTGTTATCGCTGGAATCGGGAAGCGCTTCGATAGTAACTTCGTAGCTAATAACGCTAGAGTGGGTGAACTTCACATCACCCGAAACGGAAATCTGCCCAATCGGAATAACTTCACGAATGAAGGTGTTTTCGTCCAGCATCTCCAAGGTGTAGGAAGCACGTGGCGCGGGCTTAGCGTTGATTTTCACCGCTACCTTACCGTTGTGCTTGCCAGCTTCAGGTTCAGTGATAGTAACGTTCTCTTCACCCACAATGGACTTGAGGGTGGTAGCCGATGCAGACTCCATGTAGCTAAATTTGTAGCTAACCGAGAAGTCAGAACGGACAACCTTCACAACCTGTCCGCCCCATGCCTTAATTTTGTCGTCCGATGCGTCGGTAGTACGGGTAACACCGTCTTCAGAGATGAAGCCTTGAGGAACGAAAGCTGCATTGAGCTTAGTAGTCGCATCCGTAGGAAGCGGCGTACCGATAGGCGCGCGGGTAACCCCGCCGGTTGCCTTGAGTGGTTTACCGGTGAGAATCGCGGCAACACCCGAAAGAGAATCTGCCATGCTAGGCACTCCTAACTATTTTGTGTGGACGGGCGAAACCACGCCCGGTAAGTAAATTCATACGCTGGAATCCGCCTATCGGCCTCTGGACTCCATTTCGGAAAATCGTTGTTATCTTGAGGAACAACTGAGGTATCGCTCCCATGCCACTCACGCATAATCGAAAAGACTTGACGCGCTAACGTCTCTGCGTTTTCGCGGGTATCCGCTCGAACGTCGAAATGCAGGGTCGCATCTAGAAACACGTTCTGATACAGCACCCGCGAACCAACATCCTTAATGATGATGCAGGGCTTATGGTAGTCATAAGAGTCTGAATCTGGTTCATCAAGGAACACAGGCGCGCTGGTGTGTTTCACAAGGTAGCTACGCGCGGTAACTGTAGGGTCTTGAAAATCCATCACGCGCCCTTTCTGATATTCTTCAACAGCGTTTGCCGCTTCCGATTATCATAGGCGGCATGGCCGGTCGCCATAACAGAGACCGCACCACGTGGCTTTTCTAGTACGAGGTCGGTAACGATGTACCCCTTCACGCGCCCGCCCTGTGAAGATGCGTCTGCTATCTTTTGGGCGCGGGCTTCGAGGTTTGCACGTACAGCGGGAGACTCGCGCAACTGACGTAAGGCTTCTTTATTAAATTTGATTTTCACGGTGTGTCCTTAGCCACGGCGAACCTTTAGCTTGACCTCTGTACGGAACGCGTCACCTGTGAAGGCGTTAGTGATGCCCCAACCAACGCCCTCAGGAACGCATTCAACCCCAATACCGAGCCGGGGGTGAGTAATCGTGAACTTATCTTCAGTAGCCACCGCATAAGACGGTGGTAGGTAAAGTGTCACGTCTGCATTCGGGCGAACCGTAATGCCGTCTTGCGACAACTCAGTGGAAGGAACATCCAAGATAAAGTCTTCAACCTGCACAGGTTCGCGCCATGCGCGGGTCGGTTTACCGTAACGGTCTGTTTCGCCCGTCTTCGCCTTGTGGTAAACCACAGACGGCGCGGGCTGTGCAGAACCAGTGAAAACTACAGACTTCATAGCGGCTGCTCCTTCAAACGATAGTGATTTAGTGCTTCCTTCTCGCTATCCGAGAGCGAGAAACCTAAAATGCTACCGTTCTTCGTTGCATACCCGACGCTCTGAGTACCGGCGCGTTGATACGCAAGCGGTGCGGCGGGAAGCGCGGCTAAACGAGCCTTCACACGTTCAAGCACAAACGAAAGTTCGGGTGCTTGCGGAAACCCGTGTTTGAACTCGATAGTAACCGAGCGGTCGCCCGCCGGGGGAGTATATGACGGGTTGAACGTTACCCACCCATCCTGCGAAAAAGTCCAGTCGTATAGGTCTTTCCCGTCCACAGAAACGCGCTGCACCTCAACCAGGTTCAGAGTCGGTATGAAAAGCCTACCCGAACCGTCATAGTCGAACTTGCGTGCTTCGTTCACCTCAGGTGCAACGTGCCAGCCGCAATAAGCGCGAATCATGGACGTAATCGCTTCATCCACGTTAGTAGATGCTGGAATGGGTGGGTAGTTCAACGTTATTCCTCAGTCTCAACCTCCGAGCCGGGGGTATCCGGTTCTGAGGGTGTTTCACGTGAAACACTCTTACGCGTCCCACGTGAAACTTTCTTCTTTTGGTTTGGTGCCTTGTCTTTTACTACCGGCTCCGCCCCTATAGCCTCTGCTGTATCGGGGTGAAGCTGAACCGTATACGACAAGCCGTGATGTTCAACTTCGTAGTGCTTCATGAGAATTAGCTCCCTAGAGTCAGCTTCACGAAAGCATCCGGGCGGCGAACCGCAAGAGCGAGACGTTCCTCAGCAAGAATGGTGAACTGGTTCTTGGTGAAGTCATTACCATCTGCGTTAGAAGTCTCAACACGAATACCGCCCTTGCGGTATACGGTTGCAGCTGCCTTACCCGCACCGATAAGCACGGTACCAGCGGCAATAGCGGTGGTCTGGATAGTGTTCAGACCCCACAACGGCGGGTCCTGCAGAACACCGCCAACGCCATACTGACCCTGGAAGGGGCCGCCCGCGATGTACTGTCCGTTACCGTCCTTCAACAGGCGGAACTTCTCATAATCAGCAGGGTTGATAACAATACCGTCTGCACGTAAGCCGGTCTTGGTGTAGACGCTGTTCATAGCTTCGTAAACCGCATCCAAGTTGCCGGCTGCGTTAGCAGAAGTCTTGACCTGCAAGCCTTCACGGTTCAGAATACCTTTGATGTTGGTTCCTGCACCATCACCGGAAAGAAGCTGCTGCTCTTCAGAAATGAGAAGCTGCAACAACAGACGGTTGTTAATCTCAGAGACCAGGAAGGAAGCATCTTCCGCCATCTCCATAGACAGTTTAATCCAGCCCGCAATCTTCTTGAGATTTTCAGTAACCTCAGTATAACCGGGCGGGGTCATGCCGGGCTTGTCAGCACCCTCAGCAACGGTAGCGAAATCGCCGTTAGTGGACTTATCCCAAACCTTCTCAACGAAGTAGACAATAGCGTTCGATGCGATAGTGCCTTCACCGAGCCATGCGGCGATAGTAGGGCGCTGCGTATACGCGGTAACGATATTGCGGTCAATATCGGGGGTAATGAGATGCCCAGCGGTAGCCTGTAGGTTATCCAGCTTGATAACGTCGCCTGCTGCCTTCGAGCCGGTGTATTCGGGAAGGTCAAACGGGTCTACGCGGTTGCCAGCCTTGAAGCGACGGGTAATGCCTGCGCTCTTAGCGCCCTGTACGAAATACTCACCGAGAGAGCGAGCCTGCGCGGGTTCCTCTTCGCGTACAGCGACTTCGCGGGAACCGAGGGACTTCATAAGCGCCTCTGCTTCTTCTGCTCGCTTGAAACGGTCGGAAAGCTCCGCCGCCTGAGTCTTGAGGGTATCCATTTCGGACTTCTCTTCTTCGGTCAGCACTTCACCCTTGCGCACCTTCTCGATAAGCGCGCCGGTCTTGCTCATAATTTCGTCTCGCTGTTCAGTCAGATTCACGAGATTACCTCCATAATGGATAGTCGAATGTTGGTTAGTTCAACCTCAGTAGCTAGTGCGAGAACACGCGAATTGACCTGTTCCGATTCCTCTTCGTTGTGAATTTCTTCATCCTCCGAATTGACCGGTTGAGGTTCCTCTTCACTACCGCTTTCGCTATCTAGAGGCTTCTCTTCGTTTTCCTCTGTGTCGTTCGAGGGGCGTTCCCGCTTAGGGCGGTCTGCCTTCACGTCCAAAATCTCTGCTTCCTGATTAGCTGCAACAGGAACAACAGAGACTTCAAAAAGTTTCAATTTCTGTAGATACCACACGCCTCCTTCATCACCGGGCGTTTCCTGCTCAACGATGTACGTAATCGACATTTGTCGAACAAGCCCGCGCTGCAACATGCGGTAGGCTTTGGCTCCAACGTCTGAATCAAGGTCTAACTGGACTCGAACAAACAGCCCGTGTTCATCTTCGCGGGCTTCCAGAGTCCAGCCGATGCACATTCGCGGGTCGTCGAGAACGTGGTTCCAATAGCACGGGATATTTTCACCGTTTGGGCCGTATGACTGTAGAGTTTCGGCAAACGCGCCGGGGACAACAACGTCATTAGCTAAATCTACGTTGTTGAAAACAGACGCATATCCAGTGAAAACACCTGTTTCGGTGGTGGTGTTCACGTCCACCACAAGAGATTTATGTTTCACGTGAAACATCACCACTTTCTACTACTTTTCCGCTCAAACCGGCGGCTGTTGTCGATAAATCGGAAGCCTTTTCCGCCAATTCGGGGAAATCCACCAAATCTTGCGCTAATTCGCGGGATAGACGCTCTCGAACCTCTGGTTTATCGCCTTTTGCCGCGATAACACGCCGGGCGCGGTCGCCGTGAGCGTCGATAATCGACTTAGCCGCCTCTGGTACGTCGTTTTCCAATGTTTCACGTGAAACATTGTCCGCCGCATCCTCTCCGTTATCTGTTTCACGTGAAACATTCTCTGTTGCGAGGTTCAACGGCATAATCAAGTCGTCACCGCCGTCAATCGACGGCAAATTGTTCATACGACGTATTTCGTTCCTAGTCATATACGGCGCACCTACGGCGGTTGGAGCGACACCGGGCTGGTTTCCAAGCCTGAGGCGCTGCGTTTTCTCTGGTTTTAGCGTTAAGCTCTGCTCCGCCGGGTCTAAACCGAGCATAGGCACTAAGAACGTGTTGAGCCGCTGCTCAATCATGCGAATTTGTGGGCCTAAAGTGTTTGTATACAAAGATTTGCTGAACTCTTTAGCGTTCGAGTAGTTCGCATTATCCAGAACACCCACCATCACCGGGTTTACCTGGAACACCTGCGCGACGGTGACAAGCGAGAGCTTTACTGACTCTGCCCATTCGGCATTTGCTGAGTTGAACTCAGACGTTTCAAGGCGCATACCTTCTTCGAATATAGGTGTGCCGCCAGTTTTAGACCCTGCACGCGTAAATTCCTCAAACATCTTGAGGAATCGGCGGCGGTCTTGGTTAGTCCAGCGCGGCGCATCCACGGGCCGGGTGATATATCCACCCACACGCCCCGCACGTCGCCATACCTGAGTACGGTGTTTGCGGGCGTGATACTGTTCTTCGAGCGTAAGGCGCAACGTCTCAACTGCTGATGCGTCTTTACTTGGAAGCGGGTTCCAGCCCTCAAACGCTAGAACGTTCTCAGGTTTGAACTTCACCGCTTTATCAGGTGAATCAGGTGGAGAAACGACGTATTGCGTAGGCTCCCAATAAGTACCGTACGACGTTTTCACCCATGATGCTGGGAAAGGCTGTATTGCCCATCCTGACGGTGTTTCCGCTGACTCGTAAACAAACCAATACGCCCGGTTATGCAGCGCAAGATTACCTACCAAGTCATAAATCAACTCGAAGGTAGTCATGTGCATATTCGGCTGCTTCATCAAAGCCGCAAGAGTCGATTTACGGTCGCGTACACGGTCTTCCGTGGACGTATCGAACACGTGTAGCCCTAGATGCGCAATATTCCGAGCGAGAAAATCAACGACAGTACGCAAATGCGGCTGTGTACGCCACATCTGCTCAGGTGTTAGGTTCAGAGGCTCAGACTCGATACCCACGCCGGGGGAGGTTACCACAACCTCACGCCCCATAAACGTAGTTACCGCGCGCGATAGTCCACCTGCGAGCGCGCGCGCTATAACATCACCGGCGTTAGGCATTTTTCACCTTCTAACTACTTCCACCATTCGTTATAATCTTCATCCGCGTATACGGACTTCGATTCATCTTCATCTGGTAATCGCAACAGACCCCATAGCGCAAACGTTGCCGCACAGAGAGGCGCAATGTCGATAGGCGACTTATCGCGGTTCCAAGACCACACGTCGCCGTAATGTTTTTTGACCGCCTCTTGTAGGGGCCGCGTAAGAACAGGCTGGTCGCGCCAACGTATCTTATGCTGCTCAACCCGTTCTGCGAACTGCACGCAAGCGGCGGGTAGGTTCGAGCCTTCACACGGGGTAAAACGCACGCCCTGCCTGTCGAGTGAATCCCGATAGGAAGAAATCGGCGAACCTTTACCTTGCAACACAATGTCGCGCGGCGTGAAATTCAAACCTGTTCGCAAAAAGTCAGGTATCCAGTCCATAAACGGGCGCTTCGTAAGCACCTCAACCTGGGGGGTACCATCTGCTGTAAAACCTGCAACGGCTACATAGCTCATTTTGCCGTCTGCTGAGGTATCGACTCCCACCACGATAGGGCTTTCCGAGTTAATCTCACTCGCCGGGGATAGGCACGCCTCAAGGTCTTTCGACTTGAACGGCCCTTCCTTAGCAACTGCAACCCTCTGGCACAGCACCTCAGCACGGAATTTATGCTCTGGAACGCCGTCTTCACTGGAATTACCGACGAGCGCGGCGCTTGCGGCTAGCTTCTTCTCTGTAGGGCCGAAAGGGTAGCCGAGCGAAGGGTTAGCTGCTGCCCATGCGTCCCTATCATGAATATTCGCGTCTTCCGGGGCGGAATACTCGAAAAGCCCTAAAGAAACCTCATGGTCTTTAGCCCATTCTTCCGGGTCGCCGCCGTTATCGATGAACGCCTGCAGTTCGCGGGCCTCTGCACGCGCTTTATCCTGCAGACTGTTCAGAACAACAGATTTTGACTCGCCAGCGTTCGAGACCGCGATAACCTGAGACGAAAACTTAGCATTCGTCGTATTGGTGAGCGCCATCCACGGCGACCATTCTTGCTGCTGACGTAATTCGTCAAAGAAAAGGTCTGTAACTGAGAATGAACGCCCGCCGTCGTCGCTTGCAGCATCACAACGGTAACGCGCACCATTCACCAATTCGAGCGATTTAGAGCCATTTGTACCCGTCATTTTAGCGATTTGGTCGCTAGCCGGGGACGCTTTGAGCGCATTATGCGCTTGCGCCTGTATCTCTTCCGCTGCTGCGAGCTTATGAGCGGTACCGAGAACCAACAACGGGTCAATTTCCGGGCCGTCCCACATGAGCATTCGCCAAAGAAGGCGGGTAGAAGCAATGAACGACTTACCGTTCTGGCGTGCCACAAGAAGAATGACCGTCTCGAACCGCAAAACCGGGTATTCGTCCGATGTGAACGAGCCGGGCGCTAATTCCAGCGAGTGAATAAGCCACCATTCCTGCCAGGGGTGCAGCTTACGGCCTAAATCTTCTTTGGCAGTCTCAATAGCTTCAAAACCTAGAGACGTTTCAGGTGTTAACTCTCGAAGTGGCGGTGTGAAGATGCGGGGCGCGGTATCACCGTAGAGTTTACCGTTTTCGTCCCGCATAATTAGACTCGCTTATGCTCTGCACCGTTACGGGCGCGGCGGCGTTCACGTCGTTCACGCATACGGCGTTCTGAATCCGTTTCGGCGGGTTGTACTTTCTGCTCTGGTACGCCTTGACGTGACTCAGGTGTTAGACCGAGCTGCTTCATGAGCTGCACAAGGTGCACATTCAATGTGTATTGCGCTTTTATCTGCTCTGGACGGGTGATGCGCCCATCTACATAGTCTTCTTCGAGATTATCGTACTGCCCCGCCAGGGAAATAAGCATATTCTTAGCGGCAACATCCGCCGGGGTTAGCCACGTGGCTTTTTCAATAGCGTCTCGAACGGCTGTCTCCATGTCGCCGTATATCAAAGCGTTATTTTCGGTCATTTTTCGGCTCCATTTCGCGCGCCGGGGCGCTTGTCTGCTTTTAAGTGGTATCGAGTGAAAGTTTCGAGGGGCTTAGAACTTTTTCGGGGGGAGAGATGGGGTGCGCCCCGGGACGAGCCGAACATATGTTCGCACCGTGATTTTTACCCCCATACCCCTCTACTCACCTGCAATACCGGGTTACTACCCTTTGGTAACTAACGTATCTTTACCGGGTGAAACCCACAAAATACCCGGTAAAGATACGTACAAATTTACTAGTATTTTCTACCTTGTAAAACGGAATACTCAATCTTTTTACGGTAGAAAAAGTATCAATTCTGTTTAGTTCACTAAGATTATCCGCTTAGTTGAACTCATAAGTATAAGACTCGTCAGGTGCAACAAGGAACCGAGACGAGACTGAACCCATTGGCAAGTCTCCCTTACCATCCGAGCGCTTGAGGTTGCACGCTCGATGTGATGGACGGAAGTTCGACGGGTCTTCCGCAAGCTCCGGGTGAGTGGACCGAGGGTAAGCATGGTCTAGCTCGAACGCTTCACGATTGACCGCGCCAGTCACAGGGTCATTGTGCGGTATCCGATAGTCGATAGGCTGACCACATAACCAACAAGGCGCATTAGCTTCTTTGCATTCATCAAGGAATATCGCACGCAGTTTCATGTATCGGCGTGTGCCTTGACCGGGGGATGCTGGCATGGGTAGTCCTATGGGTATGGGGTAGGTAGGGGTAGGTAGGGGTAGGGGGTGTGCTACCCGCCGGGGTGTCTACCTGCACGGGCTACCCCATGCCGGGTAAAGCGAAAGGCTAGGGTATCTACTCCCTAGCCTCTCAATGACTAAAAATCTACATTGTCTAGATAACAAACTGACTGTAGATAGATGCACTAATAGCGTGCGATGTATAGTATAACACTATATAGTTATAGATGCAACTACGGGAGGGGGTTTGTCAGCTGTGAGATTACATCTGCTTCGTAGTCTTCCATAGTCCATGTTTGGTGACACGCTGGGCACCACACCAAGAAGTCAGGTTCCTTGACCCCCTTCAACGGTGAAGAGCCACAGTTACTACACACCAAAGCATCAGAACTGAACTCTTTCACCGGTGGGTAGAACAGATTACTAATAGCTTCATGCAGGTCTACCCACTGCTGCAGGTCGCCTTCGGTGTAGGTATCCGTCGCCAGCTTACCTAAGATGGTGGAACGGTAGTACTCGCTATCCTTGATACCGTATTCCTCTTTGAGGTCTACCACATCCAACGAGAGCGGAACACTAGCCGTAGATGCAGACGCGCCGGTGCTACCGCCGCTGTTCGTAGCATCATCCAACAGCGAGAGCAACGAGGGGTAACGCTCTACGGCGTACCGCCCCGATGGTTGCCGTTGCCGTGAAGCATACGGGTTGAGTAGTTCATTCAAGATAGTTGCGTATTCTAGCGGTGCGTTAGGCATTGGTGTTCTCCTTAATCTTTCCCAAATCCCAAAGAATAAAATGTACTACCACAGTGGGTAACGTCATGCTCGCTGTTACGCCAAACAGGCGGAAGTAGAAGAGCTCAAAGCCCTTAGCCCACGTTAGTTGTAGAACCTCAATCGGTACTAGCAAGAGGAACACGCCGGTGAGTAGGGCAACGACAGATACGGCGAACATCCACGTGAGAGTACGCAGTGTCTTATTCAGCCGGTCAGGTATCACTTCGCATCATTCCTAAAACCGTAAGCGCTATTGACTTGTCGAGACGTGGTGTAGCATCCTTGCTCTCGAAGGTAAGCGGTGAGAGCGTCCAATACATCAGATAGCTTACGCATGTTCATTGAACGCAAGACGTGTGGTGTGCGGGGTAAGCCCGTGGTGGCTACACGGTTCATCTTTGCCAACTTGATAACCACATCCCCCGCCGGGGTGTTCGAGTACTCCCCGCTGATGTGCGGATTCATGAGGGTTACCAGGTGGTTCCACACATGGGTAACGAACACATTCGAGAGCACTGTACGAACGTCTGCTTTGGGGATTACCATGTTCGTATAGTACGCAGGTATCAGAACGTCCGATACCTGCACCTCTGTGTTCTTAGCGGTAGCCACGTCGATGGCGCGCCGGTCTTCCAGTGCCAGATAAGAACGCTGTTCGTACTTGCGCCACATCTTAGACAGTTCGTACACTTGAGGTTCCGAGCGAACCATAACGTGAAGTTTCAGGTTGTCTACGTTGTAGTGAACCTTTGGTATCCCGCCCTGCTCTGCTTCATGGAAGACGCTCGCATCATATGCTTTATTGACCGAGAGATTCGTTACCGCGCCGGTGGCTCCATCATTGACCGTGCACACGGTAACGGCGGTACCTTCGGCTAGGCGATAGCGAAGAAGGTCATGTATATCTTTCGTTAGCTCTTCAACGTCTTTGCGTGGTGAGAGCGCGTGTATTTTCTTCATGGGTTTTCTTTCTGTTGGGGTTACCCGGCGCGGTGGAGGATAAAAGACCGCGCCGGGTGAGTCTAGGTTATGCGGTGGTTACTCGCAATAGAGCGTACCCCGGAATCGACAGTACGCTTGACCGCGAAGACCACTACAATACTTAGCATTCAGATATCCAGGTACCCACGGCTGAACACCACGCAAGCGGGTACACTGAGAATGAGAAAGCGGCTGTCTAGGCGCCGCATCTGCTGGAACCAGAGGCGCAAGGGTTGAGAATGCTACCGCAACAGTAGCGAGAGAGGCAAAGAGTTTCTTCTTCATAAGGGTGTACCTTCTTATATTCTAGTCGTCGCTATCGGTATAACGTCCACCGATAGCGTGGGTGATGCATGCCCCGGCCATGAAGGCGATAGGCGCACACAGCAACATCTTGAGGAACATGGGCAGGGTAGTGGATAAAAGCGCTAACGCTAGGAACATGCACGTGATAATCATAGTGGCAACCATACCTAGTGAGAACCGACGGCGCTCTTTCGTACCCACCGAGCCGGGGGTAACGTATTGGTCGCGGTTATGGTGCTTAGATGCGGGTAGCGGTTCTGGTAGCAGGTTCTCACGTGCTTGCTCTTCGCCGAGCCGGTTGTACTCTTCGAGATAGTCGGCGGCTTCCCGTGCCAGGTGTTCGCCGTGGTGGTTATCGTTCGTTGTCATTACCTATTATCCCCGCTACCCTTGATTTTGCCGCGCTTCTTGCGGTCTGCCAGCTTGAGAACATTAGCATTGAGAACGTCTTGAAAAATATCCTCTCGCAGAGCCGCGCGCTCTTGCGCCATCTTCTCTTTCGTCTTGAGCGAGAACACCGCCGCGCGCCGGGAGTCGTATTCCTCTGCTCCGGCTAAAAGCCGCTCAGCAAGATACGGTAGGCACTCCCACAACCGGGCTAGGCGGTTAGCGTAGTTACGTAAAGCGGGTGTTGATTCTTCACGCGGTGCGTTGAGAACCTTGAGCGTATCCGCCCCTACCTGGGAAAACACGAACGCCCCTACGAACGGTGTCTGCACGTTATCCAGCGCGTCGTTAGCCATACGCTCCCTAGCGAGCCGGGTGTTCGCGGGTGTAATACGCTGAACGCCTAAGTCATTGAGCATGAGCGCGGTCAAATACGCAATGTCTCCAAGCTCTGCCTTACGCGCCGGGTAGTTGGGGCGGTGGTTATCGTCTCGAACCTCTTTAGCAAGCACCCCCTGCAACTCACCAATTTCAGACAATAGGGCTGGGATTTGGTAAGAAAGCGAACGTGCAGACGGTAAAGCCGTCTCAAGAACGCGAAGCTGATACAGCCCAAGCGTTAGGTGCAAGTCGTTATCGCGCTCATGCGGGCGCAAAGTTGATTCGGTCTTCATAGTGAAGCTCCTTTATCGTGGGTTTTCGTCGTGTTTCAAGCATACCACATTTGAAGCGTTGGTTAGGTGTATAGATGGTTATCGTGATGAAGCTCATAGGTTATAGAGAGGGTAATTATGGAGAGAAACAAGAACCGGCGCGAAAGAAGAAGCCGCCTAAGTTCGCTCGTTGGGCTGTTTGGAACGTCATTGTGCACGCCGGGGGTGCGCTTTGCGCAAGGTGTAGTGGTGGTGATTTTGAGGGGTCGATTTTCAAAAGTCAAAGTTTTAGATTTCTAGAAACTAGTTCCTAAACTCTATAAAACGCGTAATTAGGCTGATTTAGGGTGTGACTAGTATTTTTGCACTAAGTGCAATAACTCAATAAAGAGGGTTAAAGAGTAAATCGCATCAAACTACATCAAACGATAAGATTGAAGTGCATAATGCTCTAAATGGTAGGGTCAATGTTGTCATTTGATGTAATTTGATGCGATTTACTCTTTAAATCTGTCAAATTAAGGCGTTTGCTCCATATTACCTTTAGTTTCGTCAGAATTGAATCGTTGAAAATGGGTAAAACCCCTAGTCAGAACCCTAATCAGCCTAAACTCTCTCTATATAGAGTTTCAGCTTCTTTTCAACGTCCTAAAAGTTGAATAGTAGAAAAGTGGCTAGAGTATATAACTATATAACTTATTAAGTATAGGAACACGCGCGGGCGTGTGCGCGGGTGTACGCGCGCGGGCTATAAGTCCAGAAGACGGAAAGTATATAACTATATAACTTATTAAGTAGAGGAACGCGTGCGCGCGATAACATAAGTGTTTGTGACTTGTCAAGGGTTTTTCGGAAAAATCTTATGGGCTTGGGCTGTCGCCCTACCCCGGCGCGTTTCGGCGTTGAAGGCTAGACGGCTTTCTAAGCGGTTAGTTTTGAACCGATGGGTGATTATGCCCGCCGGGCGGTGTTTTCCCGTTAGCGGGCGTTCTACGGTCTGCTGTGTGGTGTTATGGCGGTAGTGGTACCGTAGGGGTATGAGAGAAGCAGATTTAGAAGCGTATTTTATGAGGGCTTGTCGCCGTGAAGGGTGGAAAGCCGTAAAGTTCTTACCGAGCGAGCGAGGTGTTCCTGACCGCATGGTGATGACCCCCGGCGGGGGAATTTGGTTAGTAGAGCTGAAAACCGAGAAGGGTAGGCTCTCGAAGGCACAAGAGTTATGGCACTCGCGGGCGGCTAAGCTAGGCACTCAAGTGTTCGTTGCTTATGGCCGCGCCGGGGTGGACGGCTGGATAGCTCGCCCGCGTGCGATGGGAGAGGGGCAGAATTTACTCTAGAAAGCCACAGAACGCCCGCTCAGACGTTTTTAGGCGGTTAGCGGGTGGTTGTTAGGGCGTGGTGAAATTAGCCGCTTAGAGAGCCTTCTAGCGTTTGAGACGTAAAACACTAAGCGGGCGATTTGCTTCAACGGTTCAAAGTGTGTATGCTTGAAACATCGAAGCAACAAGGCTTCGAGGCGGGCAGAGGAAAGATAATGAAAGAGACTTACTACTTCGAGCAGTTGTTTGATGCAGGTGTAGAGCAGGAAGACGCTAAGACAGTTCTTAGGCAGTACTTGAACGCTGGTGCTAAAGTTACTCTTGACTGGCGGCGTGTGGCGAACGACTACGATGTTTATGTTTGCGTTAGCACTGTTGAGGACGAAAACGAACTTGACGTGATGGGTTACGTTTTCGGTAACGAGGGAATCGACGATAACACGGGATTCACAGACGGCAAGAACGGCGACCGTGCGGACGAATCAGAACCATTCGAGCGTTGCGAGGATGAGCTATTAAACCGTTTCGGTGTGTCACGCGATGAACTCGAAGAAATCTATACGCCTTGGTAGGGAGGGGCTGAGAAAGACCTAAGATACTACAAAAAAGCCTTCGATTACGGCGTACCAACTGAGAACGTAAAGACGGTTCTCAAAGAGTACCTAGACTTTGGAGCGAACGCTTACCTAGTCTGGGATTCGGACGAAAGCGGGCGTTTTGTAGTGCTACGAATAACTAACCCTAATTTCTTTGGTGCTTTCGATAACGCCAATTTAGTTATGGGCAACGACTCACCTGATGACCGCATACGGCTTACGTCGCCGATTATGAAAAAGGAACGTGAAGGAATAGACCCTATCGAGTACTGCGAAAACGAGCTACTGGCGCGATTCGGTCTAACCTGTGATGATATTTCAGGAATCGAGGGTTACTAAATGGAAAGAAAAGTTTACTCAACTAGGGAACAAGCTACCTACGGCGGAATCGTTGATAAGCTACAGGAACGGTTCGCAGATGCACTACTAGGGTTTGACCTGCCAGCGATAGCCCGGCGAGTACTGCATAAAGAACGAGGCGGGTACGTTATCGGGGTAGATGATGCTACGTTTTGGGATGTAGCCGCGTCGAACGCCATAGTGAACCTACCACATCTGAAATAATTGACTTCAACCGTTCAAAGTGTTAAACTTTGAACGGTTGAATCTATAGGAAGGAAGCCATGAAAAAGGATAAATCGCTGAAAGGCGCACCACATTTCTACGATTTGCGAGCCGCCGAGCGAATGCTAGGTATTGCGAAATACACAGGAAACCACATCAATAAACGCCACAAAACGGCAATGACGGGCAGAAAAGGCTTTGAGAAAAACAACAAAGTTTTAGAAATAAACAGTAACAGGATTAATGATAAAGCTACTATAGACGACAATATCAAACGGATGGTTTTCATCAGCGGAATAAAGGGCAGCAAGAGCAGTTTCACAAGTTGATGACGGGAATGGGCCATAAATTCGGTTTTATTTCGGCACAAGGACAATCTCAGGTCGTCTGAAATTTTTTCAGACGACCTGTTGTCTTTATGCCGTTAAAGTCTTTTGCGTATCCAAGACGAGAGTTTGGGTGCGCCGAACAGTAGGAAAATCCCGATAAGGAATTGGGCGGTGCTGGCGAATATACCGGCTTGGTTTTGCGGACCGAGATTCGCCCAAATGGATGTCTGTGTGTCGGTAGAGATGGATTGTGTAAAACGATAGATAGAGAACAAGTAAATCAGGTCGGGTATGGCTTGGGAAAGAGTGTATAAGCCGATCAAGACAATACCGGTCGTCATCCATGGCGCAGGGTGTTTTGGGGTTTCCTGTGTGGTTTGCAGATGTTGGGGCAGCAGGCGGTTGGCAATGGTGGCAGGGAAACACCATACAAGCAGCCATGCGGCCAAATAAAAGCCGTAGATGGATAGCGGCAACAGGAGTTGTGCGCTGTTATATTCGCTTCCAGACTGGGCAAATATGGTAATGATGCTGCTGAGCGTTTGTACGATACCGATTAAAACGATTAAACGGACGGCGACGATCAGGATTTGTTTGGGGGACATGAGTTTCTTTCGTGATGTGGTGGGTTTGGGTCGTCTGAAAAAGCGTTTCGGGGTTTTCAGACGACCTATCATCGATTTATAAGGCTTCGATTTTTTGCAACAATTCCCGCAACGCCTGTCCCTGTGGCTTTTGGGAATCATGGGTTACGGGTTGTTTACTACGTGGCAGGCGGGAACGCAGGCATCATAACAGCTTTTGTTGGAGAGGTCGTCTGAAATTTTCAGACGACCTTTCAAGCATTGCCCCGTCAGAATTTGCCTGTAAAACCGACGGTAACCGTCCGTCCCGGTGCGGGGATGGGGACGTTGGACATCGGGTCGAGATAATAGCGGTTGGTCAAGTTGCTGACGCTGAAGTTCATGCTCAGGTTTTTGCCGAAGTTGTAGCGTCCGTAAGCATCCAATACTAGGGCGGAACGCCAGTGGTAGGGTCTGCCCGATGCCTGCATAATCCGCGCCAAGCCCTGACGCGCCAGTTCGTCCTGCTGGTCGGTATCGACGGTGCTGTGGTAGATGCCGCGCATGCCCAGTTCGAGCCTGTTG